ATTTTTAACAGTTCTTTTGGTTTTAATATTATAGGACTTTTTCCTTTAATTTCTATTCCCATTATCTTCTTCCATCCGGTTGTATATCTAATCTAAAGGTACCCACTTTCCAATGTTGTGCTACACCTGTATTGGATATTTTTAAAGCGATCGCACGTGCACGCGCACGTGTGTCTATTTTATCGGTTGATGAGGTAATATCAAAAGGACCTAATGAAGAACTTGCTTCCGAATCTGTTGGATAATTTTTTAAATTTAATGTTACTCTTGTTGTTCCTGTTTGTGTTAAAAAGTCGGGTAGCACTCTTCTTATTTTCATCATTACTTCACCAGCATTGGTATCTCCTTGAAGATTACCTTGTACACCTAAATCAAAATCTCCTGATTGTATATTAGCGGTAATCGCTGTTGCTGTTCCAGCTTTAATTTGATTGTTGCCTGTTTCGTGTTCATAGTATGTTGTACAACCATCGGTATTACCAACCGTTGAATCACTTGTTGAACTTGAATCATACTCTGTTGCATGCGGCTTGCCAAAAATATGAGAATCTGCCCATGCAGATCTTGCTAACGAGCTTGTTGTCCATACAGCTCTTTGAGGTGATGAATCCATATAATTATAAGTGACTGATCGATTGTTTGATGCTGAACCACTTCCAGGATAGAACCATGTCACTTCACCAAACAAGTTATTCAATCCTGCGTAAATATGATTTTTAGGAATGGTGTTAATATCGTCATAAACATAATCTTCAACTAAACACGGTAAGGATTCTAGTCGACCTGTGTATCTAAAGAAACCATTTTCTGACATCCAATAAGCCGATCCATCAACTTCGACGGCTGCATTTTTACCAATGAGTCCACAGTTGGTACCAACCTGTTGAAAAGAAAAAGTAAAAGGTGCACCCACAAATCGCATAATAAATAAAGAAGTATCCGTCCAAATGTAAATAGCATCACGACCTCTTAGCGCTCCGACAATTCTTGTACCATCGGCAAGTCGCTGTGTACCTGCGGTGTTGGTTGCTGTAGGTGTCCATGAGGTTAAGGATTCTTGATCAGACCATCTTATGTACATGTCGTCTTGTGTTGATGTTGTACCAATCGTTGTTTCTGTACCAAAAGCAACTAAGTGCCGATCGGGTGTAGATACTAAAGTTTGTGTTGTTGCTGTTGGACAACCTGATATAACCGTTGCTCGAGTTGATGTAGCTCCTGCTGCATTGGCATCCCATTCAAAAGACGAGCCATCAACAATCGTTGCTATTAATTTATTTCCAAAATTATCTAAAGTCCATACACCAGGAGCCGTTACAATGTCTCCTGTTTGTGATGCACCCCATTTTGTATAATCTGATGCATTGGTTACGGATGCATTATCTGAGTGCGAAGCAGCAGTTGTATTATCTGCACCTCGTGTTAATCCTGATAGTGTATTCGTTCCTGTTGTGTTTGTGGTGTAAGCAATACGCTCACTGTCAATTAAAACTGTTCCTGTTGCAGGAAAAGATGCTGAGTCATCAAGAACAATGCTTGATGAACCACTTGTTAAAGCTCCATCTAATGCATCAATAAGTTCTCCAGCAACCGTACCACCCCATAGACCTAAACCCCAACCTGCGGCTGAAGCTTCTGTAGCTGGACCAATAGAATAAAAATGTTTGACTCTTACTCCTCCGGATGTACTGGCTCCCGATCCACTTTCGACCGATCCCATTTCAACGGTGATTGTTGTTGATGTGGGTACGGAGGTAACCATGAAATTCGTATCGTCAAAATCATCAGAATCAAAATTAGAATTGGTAGCAGAGCTAAAATTATCGCAACGTATAATATCAAACTTAGTGATATTATGAGCACTCGCAAATGTGATCGTAACTGTTGCATCGCTTTGTGTTGTTGTAAAAGCACTGGTTAAAGTTGTTGTGCTTTTCAAAGGAGTTATATCATAAAAAGCTCCTCCAGAATAGACGTATAAAAATCGGTTTGTTCCTAGTGCAGCATACTTAATACCCTCTGAACTAACAAAATGGTGTAAGGCTGTGTTTCTTCCTGTAAGTGTATTGTCTCCTAGCTGAGCCCAACCTCCTACTTTTTCTGGTGTGCCATATCTAAAACGCACAAAGTCGCCACTAACCCATTGGTTTTCACCGCCGGTAGCCGTTACTTGTTTATTAAAACCTGGTGCAAATTTTACTTTTTGTAGCATACAAAATCTCTTTGTATTTAATTATACTAAAACTTGGGTAGGATCAACTATTTTGGTATGCCCAACATAGGTCTTTTGTCAAAGATATTATCTTTGCCAAACCTACCATTAGCATCATTATAATGTAAAAAAGCCTGAACGCAAACGTTTCCTTCAAAAGCTTCTCGCCAGTGTTCTAGGTCACAGCCACTATAAACCAGCATATCTCCTACGTTTAAGTCTACTTTATTACCTTTAGGAGCATTAGGTTTATGTATTTCTTTGTATTCATCAATAACTGTTTTTTCTCCTGTGGGGTCTATGTAAAGAGGCCATGGGTCTCCTCCTAAATGCAGCGTTGTTGATATCTCACAGCTTGGTCTATCAATATGTCTTCTTAAAACATCTCCTTTTTTATAAGCTCTAGCAAACGTATAAGTAGGAACTAATTTTAATACAGTATGCTTTTGCATAATAGGTAATACTTTCATCATCAACGTTTCCATAAACGTATCACTATAACAAGAAAAAGTATTAGGAACTTGTTCGTCTGTCCATCTACCAAATCCAGGAGTAAATTCAGATACATAATTATTTTTAAGCATCCATTGTGTAGCATCTCTTTTCATTAAAAAATAATTAAAAGCAAAATTAGCTAATTCATAAGAAATAGCATTTCGAATAATTAAGTATTTATGTGTTTTAAATAAGTTCATCGTTGTAAAAAATTAAAAGATACTGATATTCTTATGTCATCACTTTGATTAGGTCTTACTTCATGCCACAACCAAGATGGAAACATAATTATTGTTCCAGCTTTAGGCGTATAATATACTTGTCTCCATAGTTCATGAGGTAATTTTCCTTTTTTTCTATTGGGCATTGTGGTTTGAACACCTGGTCTAGGTTCATAGAGCATAAGATCACCAGAATTTTTTGGAGCTTTAACCCAATACACTCCTGAAAATAAACTATTAGGATGAAGATGGGGTCTATTAAAACCTCCTTTATAATTAATATTTGCCCACATATTTCCAAGTGCAGGCTTGTCTGTTAAAAGTTCTTTTTCAAAAATTTTATTTTGCATATTAAAAAGTTCTCGAGTTAAGGGATCATACTCATGTTTTTTATTCATATCTGTTGCACTGTGCCAACCGTTGACGTTAGTTTTACTTACACCTTTAGGGTCTTCTTTTTGCCATTGTAAAATATTTTTTTCCAAATGAAAATTTAGTTCATTAGGATTAGGAATTTCTTGTACGTAAACAGGAGTTGGAAAATGGTATTCTGTAATCATTTAAATGAAGGTCCTCCAAACCACATCACTAAAGATTTTCTTTCTCCTTGTGTTACAGGTTTAACACGATGCTGTAACCAACTTGCAAAAAAAATAGCTTGACCTTGTTGAAGTTTAGCTGTTTTACCTTTACTCATAAACTCTAATTCTCCTCCTTCAAAAGTTGAAGGATCTGATAATAAAAGCGTCATGGATATTTTACGAACAGGAGGTTGATGTTTTCCCAATACATCATTATCCATGTGCCAGTCATAAAAACCACCTGTAAGATAATGCGTAAATTGTCCTGGTTCTGTTAATTTCATGCCATCAAAACCAAAATGATTACCATTAGCTTTTAACATCGTTGCTTGAATATCTTTATACATCTCTGGCATATCTTTAAAAGGTATCCAACTAATCGTAGTAATTCTTTTTTTAGGATCAATTCCTCCTCCAGGTTTATTTATACCCACAGCGGCGATTTCTTTTTTTAAACTCATACCTTTATCAATAATCATTTGACATTGTTGTGGTGAAAAAATAGGTCCTGTGGTTTCTACAATGTAACTTTTCCAAAGTGGTTCTGTTGGGTTCATATTGCTGCCCTTGATGATACTGGATTATAGTCTACATCCATATTAGCTGCAAGTGTTCGTCTTACTGCGTTAGGATTAGCATGCGGGTAAACACAATGCCTTATGTCGTAGGGAAAAATAAAAAAATCTCTTTCGTGTGCATTCGGTGAATAATCTGATTTAACAAATTGTCCATTAGCTGAACCTATTATTTGTAATTTACCATTAGTAGGTGCGTCAGGTCTTGCGTATTCAGGACCCATATCTTTTGGAAGTTTTAGTATCATCACTGAAGATAACCCTGTGTATAAACTACCTTGATGAATATGAATGGGATTATATTCTCCTGCCTTCATTTCATTAATCCATACAGAATTTAAAGAAAGTTTGTATTCATAAATTTTATTAAATTTTAAATAGTGTCTAAAAATACTTTCAAACCATTTGTGTACATTCATAGGCATTAAATTATGTTTATGCATTTTATTATTATCCACACCACCATAAAATAAAGAATTTTCTTTTCCTATTTTACCGACTAATTGTTTATGAGCATCGGGAAGATTAGAAAAATTGTTTTCGTATATTCCATTAAGTGTATTAAAAACATCTAGAGGGACCTTGTACTTACATACCATTTGTCCCAGCCAAATAAATCTAAAATCTAATGTGTCCATATTCCTTTACAAATCTTTCAGGTATTTTATTTAGATATTCATTTTCTACTTTCATCACTTTTTCTGTGCGTATAGTATGCATATTTTTTCCAACAATGCTATCATTATATTGTACGCCATTAACAACCATTTGATTTAAATTAGTAAACGTGTGTGGATAATAGGGAAGGTTTAAAAAAGTATAAACTTTTCTTAATTCTTTTTCTGGATTAATAACTAAATCATCATATTTTACAAATACAGCCATTTCAGGATGATGTAATAAATACTGTATAGACATTAACTCTTTTGCCATCGCTCCATTCTTATGCATAAGATGACTTAGTTTTTCATCTATTGCTTTATATCGATTTGGAAAAGCAGTGGGTTCGTTTTCAAACCATTTAATATAAGAAGCTAATACATCAAGTACATCTCGTACTAAAACAACGCAACGAAGTGGTTGTTTAAAATGTTTTTGCATGACTCTTAAATTACCAGGTGTACAGACAGGTCCTCTATCTATAATAACTTTATAATTCCAGTCTTTGTAATAAAGATTATAAACGTCATCCATGACATTGTTTAAAGATTGTTCATCAGGAAAATTTTTAAAAGTATCATCTTGTTTTAAAAGAACTAACTTTTTCATAATTTCCAAAGTAATACTATTAGCTGTAACAGCAACATCTGGATTTTGATTCATGAGTGATGCGAACAGAGTATTTCCTGATCGAGGCATCGCACAAAGAAAATAGATTTGTTTATCCTTGTTTTCCGTATATAGGTTTGGTTGTTTCACTAATCGCTTTCTTTGATTCATGACTAAGAGCTTTTCTTTCTTCTTCTATTCTTTCAATAGATTGCATTTGTCCTAGTACATTAAAAACTTCAGGTTGTGAAGATCCTGGTGTTAATGTATTTTGTCTATTTTTCATTATCTTTTTGTAAGAAAGTAATTGATGAGTATCTACATTCTTGTCATCAAAGGTACCATCATTATATATTTTTTTAAAGTTAGACCACTCCGTTACTTCTCTCATACGGTGAGCAGCCACAAGCTGCATTGTTGCTTTGCTGTATGTTTTTTGATCTATTTCTACTTGAATAAGTTCTTTTTTTAACTCATCTGTTTCTTCTTCTAATTCTTTTACTTTTTGTTTTATTTCAATATCATTTGTACGAGCTTCAAATGATAACTGCATTAAGTTTTCCATGTGTGTATTTTGTTCTCTTACACATTGCCAATACTTAGCAGCATTGGTTGGATACTTAGCATCATTTAAAACAGAAAATTCCATTTCTGTTTTAGTACGAAACATTTGTTTCTTCGTCCAAGTGTCTCTTAACTCGCTTGTGAGTTCTTTAAATTTAGATACCTGTTCAGGATCTAATATTTCATTAAGATGAGGCTCTTCTTTTACAATAAGTTCGTGTATGTTTCTTTTCTCTTTCATATAAGAAGTATATACTTGTTTTTTAATTATTAGTCAAATGCTACAGTTTGTGCTTCTAGAGCAGCATTCCATACTTCAGTACCAGCATTGGCTGCTCCTGGAGGTCCACTTCCACTGCAAATAAAAGCGTTCTTAGTGCTTCTTCCTCCGCTTCCAGCGTGCTCACGATTAGAATTTAAATCAGCTTGTTCTGACCAAGAAGTTCCATTAAATTGTTCGGAGATTGCAACTCTATTACCTGGAGGATAAGTGCCTCCTGATATCATTCCTGCAGAATTACTTTCTCCAGCATAACCCGCTGCGTATCTAGCTTGTCCTAAGTCACCTGTTTCTGTCCAACTAGAACCATCCCAAGTTTCACAAACTCCTGTTTGTGGAGTATTTATTCTACCTCCAAACAAAAGAGCAGAAGTTTGTATACCCGCTCCTCCTCCTTGTCTTCTGGCTGTATTTATATCTGTAATTTCTGTCCAACTAGATCCATCCCAAGATTCTACAAGAGCTACTCCCGCTGTAACATTACCACCACTAGCAACTAAACCAGCCGTTGTTGTTCCTGCCATCGTTCCTCCCATTTGTCCTCTTCCAGTATTTAAATCTCCAACTTCTGTCCAACTTGATCCATTATACTGTTCTACATTAGCATTAACTGAATCGTTACTTCCAACAGCTAGACAAGCAGTTTGAATTCCAAATCCAGATGATACTACGTGTTCTGCATTTAGGTCATCACCTTCAGCCCATGAAGAACCATCGTATTCTTCTGACAATTTTTTTGGTCCGCCACCACCCCATAATATAGAAGCTGTATTTGTTCCAGCACCAAAAGATTCTGATCTAGCGGTGTTAATATCATCACTTGTCGCCCATGAACCAGCTGCATAGGAATACATTTTAAGTTTACTTGTACTAGCATTGTACCAAACATCTCCTTCAGCAACTGTAGGATCTGAGTCACGAGCTTGAACTTGTATTCCTCTTATTTGTTTATAGGTTGCCATAAATTTTTAAGGGAGCGTTATGTCTTCAGGTTTACTTCCCAATCTTATAATTTTTTCGTCTGCTGATTCACCATCAACATTATCATTATCCCAAGTATCTTGAGTAGTGTTTACAGCGTTTGTCACCAAAGTCTGTGCTTGTGATTTTGTTTTACTGGCTGCACTATTTCTTGCACCCCAATCTCTTGATTCAGGAATATCATCACATACCCAAACATTTGCAGGATATCCAAGCATCCAAAATTTTTTACGATCTGTATGAGTAATAAATCCTTTACCAGAATTTGCTACTACCCAATAATTAAAAAAACCTTTATCTGTTGCCATATTAATCTCCTAAGGAATAGTTATATCCGCTGGTTTAGGTCCTATTCTTCTAATTTTTTGTGCGGAAGATTCTCCCTCAACGTTGTCATCATCCCAAGCATCTTGATCAGCATCA